GATGTACGGCCTTCGCGGATCATGTTTGGCGGGCTTGCTCCTGAAGCGGTTCCGCTTGAGCAAGCGTCCGGTCAATTCTTTGGCGGCTTCGCCATGGGCTGGTATCGTCAAGCAATTAGCCAAGAGTTGGCGCAAATTGGCGATCCTCTTCTTAGCCCAGAAGGAAGCCGAGAGCTCACCACACAAGAGTTTGATGCTATTCGCCGCAGAGTAGCAGAGCGCCCTAGGTGGCAAACAGAGTTTAGCGACCGCCCCATTGAATGGGTAACCGGCCAGACCGGAGAAGCCGCAGCATCAGTCTTTTTTGCTTTTTCCGCCACGCCCTTGCCAACAATCTTAGGAGCTGCTGCTGGCGGCGTTGTTGGCGCAGGCGCGGGCGCTGTGGTTGCTGCGCCGGCAGCGGTTGGGGGGTTGCCGGGGTATGCCGCTGCTGCGTCACAAACCGTTCCCGCTGGCGCCGTTGCGGGCGCTCGCACTGGCGGCGGCATTGGTTTTCAAGGCAGCATATATGCCCAGAATTTTAGCGTTGAATTCACAGAAGCTTATGTTCAGTACAAAGACACCCGCCTAAACACAGGCGAGAGGATGGACCACGATACAGCCTTAGGTGCGGCGACGCTGACCGGGGTTGTCAACGGCGCGCTGGATGCGGCAGCCGATAGGTTCTTAATTGATCAAGTGCCTGGTCTCAATCGCTTGTTTTCTCGCCGAGTTAGCGACACGGTCGACGAGCTTTTGCAAACCCCGCAAGGCCAAAACATTCTGCGCCAAATCGGGCAGAGAGCCGCGCAAGCAGCAACGATCGAAGGCGCAACAGAGTTTTTGCAAACCCTGGTGCAACTTGGCATTGGTGAAGGGGCGGTCGCCACAGCTGAAGGCGCTTTACCCCTTGAAGCCGTTTCTGCAGGCATTGGCGAAGCCGTCTCTGGCGAAAGCTTGGCTCTTGGCTTTCAATCCGCCATTGCGGGCGCAGTCGGCGGGGGCACTCTTGTTTTGGGCGCTGCGCCTATCATCGGCCCCGCAGAAGCCTATTTCCAACGCCGCGAACAGCGCTCGCAGGAACAACGCGCCGCGACTGCAGAAGGCAGAATTGAGATTGTCGAAAACGCCATCGCAGCGGCCAGCGAAACCCGGCTGGTTGATCGGGACCGTGGCGAGCTGGCGCAGTTCATCAATGACGCCACAGCCGAAAGCCCGGTTTCGACAATCTATGTCGCGCCTGCGGATCTTCAGTCTTTGGCGCAAGAGCGCGGCGTCACTTATGAAGCTTTGGCGCAATCCATTGGCGCAAGTGCAGAGCAGATCGCTCAAGTTGACGCGACGCCTGGCACGCTGATCGAAATTCCGATTGGCGACTTCATTGCAGCGGTGGCCAAAACCGACTTGCAACAGGCGGCGGTGGAAATCATTAAGACCGACCCCATGCTTTTCACCCGGCGCGAGATCGGCGCTTTGCGTGAGGCAGGGCAAGAAGAAGCTATCACTGTCGCCGAGCGGCTGGCGAAAGACATGGCCGCAGACATCGAAGGCCGGACTGAGGTAGCGGCGCTAGAGCGGGACTTGGAAACAGAACTTGCGCCCGTGCAACAGGCGATCGAAGAAGGCCTTGCGCCGCTTATCACAGACGGCGCGGCGAGGCAGATCGGCGACAAGGGCGTCATTCCTTATGCTCGCATCACTGCGCAATCTTATGCCGTGATCGGACAGATCGAAGGCATTACCGCCAGCGAGGCGCGGCAGCGTTATCCTTTGCGGTTTGCTGCTATGGGGCCCGCTCGCCCAAGCTACGGCCAACCAATCGAAGAAGGCGCTCCAGTCGAAGGCGGCCCCGCTGTGCGTGCTGGCAGGCGCGAGATCCCTGTTTTGCCTGAGCCTAACACCCCAGAGTGGAACACCTTGCTGCAAGCTGTTGCGGACAAGCAAGCTCGCGGCGAGCGCCTTACCGCCAATGAACGCGCAGTTGCTAATCTCAGTCGTGAAGATGCAGCCGAGCTGTCCCGTATCCTTCAGCGGATTCGCGAGGGCAAGGAACTTACCCCTGCCAGCCAGCGTTTCCTGCGTGAGCGCGGCTATGATCCGGTGACGGGGCAGCCGGTGGAAGAAGGGTTTGGCCAGTCGCAAAGGCGTTCGCGTCTTACGCCTGATGAGGCCAAATTGGTGCAAGAGCGGGCTGATGAGCTTGCCAATGCGGCCATTGCTGCATCCGCTTGTGCGGCTAAGCAAAAACAGCCGATTGTAATAAGCCGCGGCCTTGGTTCCATGGCGGACATCAGGCCAATCAGCCCCGGCGAGCAAGACCTGATCGCTTATGGCGCGGGTGGCATTGCAGCCTTAACCGCTTTGGCTATTCCGGCGACAATCACATTTGTCCATGTCAACACCAAAATGAACAGAGAGATGGCCGAGCAAAGGAGAATCCGCGAGCAAATGGTGCAGGGCACGCCACCCCTTCGCGAACGGCTCCAAACTGTCGCTTCTGAAACCACGCAACTGCGCGAGGAAATCGCTGCGTTTAGTCAGCCGCCAGAAGGCATGGTGCAATCTGACGTGCCTCGCGTAGCATACCCTCAGCCTAACGAACGCCGCCAAGCTCGCGACGGCTTTGTTGATGATTTTACGGAACCCGGCGATCCGGCAAGTGATCGGGACTAAACCACATGCGACAACAGTGCATTAACTCCGCCGAAAAAGCTATTGGCCGTTCGTTTAATGACGGCGAAGTGGATTTTGTCGATGCGGCTATTGCGCGAGCTGGCGCGGACCTGCAAGCGCAAGACCCCGATGCTTGGAACCAGATGTCCCCCGCTGAGCAATGGCGCGCAGCGGGCCAGCGCGCGGCGGAAGTTATGCGTGCAGAAGCGCAGCAGCTTGTGGAGCAAGCTGAAGGTGGCGCGCAGATCGAAGAAACAAGAAGACCCGAAGGCGAAGCGTTTGGGCAGACCTTCTACAGCGCCGTTGAACGCTTTGTTGAATCCTCAACAACGCAGCGAGCCTCTGGCGCGCAATGGTGGGCCACTATTTCCAGAGCCCCTGGGGTGAAGCGGGAAGAGCTGGAGACTTTGGGGCTTGAAGAGTTTTTGCAACTGCGGGATGAGCCGTCAGAGACCATCCAACTTTTTAGAGGCGTGGGCGAAGGGCGCGGCGTCACCGACACCGATGGCACGGTAGCAAATGCCCTGTTCTATTCGCCAGAACGCCGCGTCGCCGAAATGTATGCGGGCGCCTCGGGCTCGGTGGATGAGCAATCCATCGACATCTATCGGCCGCTTGTTGCAGCCAACTGGATGGAGGCTAAAGCCTCTCTTGGCTTGCCGCCAAGCGCCACAATGGCAGAACTGGTCAACGCCGCTCGCGCGCGCAATCATGGCGCCTTGGTGTATTCCGGCGCCCATGGCGTGGAATACATTGTCATTCCGCAAACCAACAAGCCCGAACCCGTCACCCGCGAAGAAGTTTTGTCCTTTATCCGCTCTAATGGGGTGAGGGTGGAAGAAACGGTGCTGGGGGGTGGGAGCAGTTATGTAGCCGACACCACCGAGCAACAGCAACGCTTGCTGCCTCTGATTGAAGAGCGCGACCGTCTAGTCAATGACCGAGACGAGCGCATAGGAGAGCGCTCTTTGAATGAACTGTCTCCGGACGAGCGGGCGGCAGATGCTGCGGACCAAGCACGCATTGTTCAACTAAGCGAAGAGATTGACGTTCTTGAGGCCGCACTCGGCGCGATGCGCGTCAACCCCAACGAAACCAAGTGGTCCACCTACACCCTCCCTGGCGGCGAAGGGTATCGCGAGGTGTTGCTAAGGTTGCCGGAGAAGCCGCTTTTAAAGACGGTTTCCGAGGCGCTGGCGTCACCAGAGTCGCCGCCGCCTTTCCGCTCCTCCCATTGGGATCAACCCAACGTCCTTGCTCACTTCCGCATGAAAGAACGCGAAGGCCCTAACGGCGAACGCATTCTGGCTTTGGAGGAAATCCAGAGCGATTGGCACCAGGCGGGGCGGGAGCGGGGGTATGATGACCCCGCAACAAAAGCCGCACTAGAAGCAAAAGCGGCAGCACTGACCGCTGAACTGGAGCAACTTGAACGGCAAATAACGCAACCAACTTCAATTGAATTTGTGCGCGGCATTATGCCGGGCGGGCGGGAGCGCATAGAGAATTTGCGAACGCAATACGACGCTGTGCTTGATCAGCTTGATGCTATGAAAAGAACAAGGCTTGTTCCAGACGCCCCCTTCAAGAACAACGCTTGGACCTCGCTAGTCTTGAAGCGCGTCATCCGTCTTGCAGCGGATGAAGGCTTTGATGCTGTGGCTTGGATACCCGGCTCAGTCAAAAACGGAAAATACACCCCGCCCAAATCTGCCGCGCGGTTGAGGCTTGATCCCGAAGGCGACGGCACGTTTATGCTTTACGCTTTAAACGCGGAAGGGCGCGAAGTTGATGCTGCTCGCATTAGCGCGGATCGCAGCCTTGAAAGCGTTATTGGCAACAGCGCGGCTAAAAAGCTTATGGCTGTGGAAGCTGCGCCGAATGGCGTGCGTCGCTTGGAAGGTGACTTTGTCATTCACCAAGTTCCAGGCTGGCAATTCTATGACCAGATCGTTCCCAACGCCGCCAACAACATCGGCAAAAAGTACGGTGCGCGGGTTGAGCGGGTTGAACTGACAGACCAGAATGTTCCGTTTCACGTTCTTCGCCTTACCGACTCTTTGCGCGAAGCAGCCTTAACTGAAGGCTTGCCGCTTTTTGCACGCGGCGAAGAACAACACATCGGCGAATACTACCCCGCCTTAACCGAGATCCGTCTCGGCCCCCAAAGCAATATGTCCACTTTCTTGCACGAGATGGGGCACCACTTTCTCGAAGTGCATGTCAAGGTGGCAATGAGCCTGCTCGATCGCCAAGCGGCTGGCGAGACCCTAACCGATCGTCAGCTTCAGCACATCAGAGACATGGAATTTGCCATTGGCGAAATGGCGCGGCAAGCGGGGGAGCAGCCGGCGCCGCCTGAGGCTGAAGGCGATGTGTTAGCGCAGGCTCAAGGCGAGGGTTACGAAGGCTCCGATCAAAACGAAGCTGCGTCTTGGCTAAGGGCTAAGGCGAAGGGGCTTGATATGAGCCTAGAGGCGCGGATGGAGCGGGCTAGGGCGAACTGGATAATCGAAGAACCGCTCTATCGCGGCCTTACCTCTGCTCCTGCTGACCCGCGCAGCATTTCTCCGCCTAGTGGCGATGTAACGTACGCGTCTACTAGTCGCCCCATGGCCGAAGCCTACGCGGATGGCGGGCCAGTGTTTGAGGTTGTTGCGCGTCGGGGCAAATACTTTGACGGAAGCAATCCAGAACATATGGCAGACTTGCTTACGGAGGTAAAAAGAAATAGGCCCGCTTTGGCTGATAGACTTGAAGAGGAATTGGAGCGCTGGACGCCAAACGGTAACAACGTAAATCAGGTCGAGCCGTATGTAGAAGAGCTTCAGCGCCTTGGCTACATTGGAATGCGTATTAGAGAAGATGGCGTCAACAATGTAGGGATCTTCGACCCCTCCAACATCCGCTCCATCCACGCCGCTTTTAATCCTGACGAAGCCGCCAGTGCGGACTTGTTAGCGCAAGGCGAACCCCCACCCCAAGGCCCCACCCCACCCTCAGGCGCTGACCTCATCCGCTGGTTCAATGGCCTAACCATCCAAGAACGCACGGCCATGCATGAGGTCTGGGCGCGCATGACTGAGCGCTATTTCATGGAAGGCAGGTCGCCAACGCCAGCGCTCGACAACCTTTTCAACGTGTTCAAGGACTGGCTTGGCAAGGTCTATCGTTCGATGACGGACCTCAATGTTGAGCTGTCCGACGAAGTCCGCCAAGTCATGGACCGGCTCTATGTTGCGCAAGGAAACACGCAACGGGCGGAAGAAGCCCTTGGCTTCAAGCCTGCGTTTACCGCCAAGCCCGCCTTTATGACCGAGCAGGAATGGCGAGCTTACCAAGAGCTAGGACGACAAGCCACGCAAGAAGCAACTGCCGATCTTGGTGCGCGCACCTTGCGAGACATGCAATGGCTTGGCAACGCCAAAAGCCGCGAGCTGCGCAAGCTGCAAGCCCAACACCGCAAGCTTCGCAACGCGATTAAAGCTCAGGTCACGGAAGAGATCGCAGATTTGCCGGTCAACCGGGCGCGCCGCTTCATTGCGCGCGGCATTGGCCCAGACGGTCAGCCTATTCCAGGACCGCATAAGCTGTCGATCTCTGCATTGCGCGCGCAGTTTGGCGAAAGCCTTGACTGGCAAAGCCTTGGCTATGGCAAATATGGAATGCTGGCCGAAACGGGATTGGACGCCGACACTCTCGCCGGCATGCTTGGTTATGACAGCGGCCAGGCCCTAGTGACCGATCTTCTGACGCAACCTAAGCAGCAAGACGCGATTGAAGCCGAAACCGATCACCGCATGCAGATGCAATACGGCGACACCTACACGCCGCAGCAAATGGAGCGCCAAGCCCTTGACGCCGTGCACAATGGCCTGCGCGGTCGCTTCCTAGCGGCGCAGCATGCCGCTTTGGCAAAGGCTGTCGGCAAGCGCTCGCTCCTGCGTGAGAACGCCCGCGCTGCGGCTGAAATCATTGTCGGGCGCCAGACGGCTAGCAAGCTGAGTGCAAAGCAGGCAATTGCCGCAGAGCGCAAGGCCGGGCGCGCAGTGCTGATGGCGCTGAAGAAAAATGATCTTGAAGCCGCCGCAACCGCCAGCCGCGATCAGCTTCTTGCTTTCGAGATCACTGCCGAAACGCTGCGTCAGCAGAAAGCCTACCAAAGCGCCCGCGCTCTTTTCCGTAGGGTGCGTGCTGGCAAGAAAGAGAACGTCGCCAAGAACCGGAACTTCGATCTTGTCATGGCGGCGAGGGCGATCCTGAGCATCTACGGCGAAGGCACGCAGCGTCAGTTCGAGCAAAACATGGAGTATGTCGAACTAATTAAGAATTACCTGCCGACGGTTTACTTCGAGATCGAGCCCACAATTGCAGCGGCCAACAAAAACAACACTCGCATTGATGACATGCGCGTCAGAGAACTGACGGATTTGCGCGACACGATTGACCAGCTTTACACGCTTTCGCGAGAGCAGAAAAAGCTTGAGATGGAAGGCCGCGCGGTTGAGTTTGAAGCCGTTGTTGAAGGCTTGGTTCAGCAACTGGAGCAATGGAAAAAGCCCGGTCGCACACGTCCGACTACAGACCCGACAGATACGAAGAAATATGTCTTTTCGGTCATGGGCTTTAAAGCAGGCTTGCGCCGCGTGCAAAGCTGGGTGCGTCTGGCTGACGGCGGCAAGGTTGGCCCATGGACGCGGCTGAACCGCACTGTGTCGAAGGCGCGCGACGAATATCGAAAGGCTTCAGCGGGTTACACCGAGCGGCTGCTTGCGCTGTTTGAAACCATCAAGGACGGCATTCCCAACGGGCGCATCGACGCAACGCGCCCCGGCGAGTTGAACCATATTTTCACGTCTAAACTGGAACTTCTGCACGCCATCCTGCACACAGGCAACGACAGCAATAAGCGTAAGTTATTGCTTGGCCATGGCTGGGGCACGCTTATGCCCGATGGCAAAACGGTGGATGATAGCCGTTGGCGCGCCACAATCAACCGCATGGTGGCGGATGGCACGCTTACCAAAACAGACTTTGATTTTGTGCAAAGCGTTTGGGATTTGCTGGAAGACACCAAGGTGGGCGCGCAAGAGGCCCACCGGCGCATGTACGGGCGGTTCTTTAGCGAGATCACCGCGCAACCCGTTGTCACCCCTTTTGGCACATACCGAGGCGGCTATGCGCCTGCGATTTACGACAAGACCGAAGGCATTGATGCAGCTAGGTTTGAGGACAAAGGCATTCTTGAAAGAGATGTGCGCGTCATGTTTCCGACGCCAGAAAAGGGCTTTACCGAAGAACGCTCCGCTTATATTGGCAAGCTAGAGCTGAACATTCAGCTTCTGACATCGCACGTCGATAAAGTGCTGCGCTTTACCCATCTTGGGCCGCCGGTGTCCCAAGCCGTTCGCGTGGTAAGCGATAGGCGGGTTCAAACCGCTTTGGCGAATTATGACAAAGCGGCTTACGACGATATGTTTCTGCCTTTCTTTCAACGCACGTTCAGTCAGATCGTCGAGCAACCAAGCTTTAATAACAAATGGGCGCTGCTGCAAAACATCATGCGCGAAGTGCGCAGCGCATCTGGACTTGGCATTTTCTTTATGAGCGTGGTCGGCGCTGCGCAAAACATTGTCGGCGCGCCGTTTTTGACTCTTACGCGCATTGGCGGTGTCAAACCGCAAAGCCTTATGCAAGCCTATGGTCGCTACATTACAAATCCTGGCAAGGTTTCCAAAGCCGTGGCCGAAGCCAGCGTTTTCATGGAGGAAGACCTTAGCAACCGCATTCGCTTTATGGACGGGCGCATCAAGCAGATCATCGATCCCAACAACAAGCTGAAGCAGCTCAGCGAATGGTTTGCGCAGCATGGCTACTTCACGCTTGCGGCCACACAAAACATGTCGAGCATTATCGTTTGGTCTGCGGCATACGATGAGCAAACGGCTAATGGTTCAACGCATGAAGACGCTGTGCGGTTTGCAGATGAGTTAGTGAAGGAAACGCAGAGTTCGCAGAACCCAGAAGATATTTCTGCGATCGAAGCTGAGGGCCCGATCACACGCGCTTTGCTAACCCACATGTACAACTTCTTCAACGCGCAAGCGAACCTGCTGACGACGGAAACCCTTCTTATCAAGCGCACGCTTGGCTTAAAGCGTGGGATGGGTCGGCTTCTCTACGTCCATGTCATGGGTCTGGTGCTGGTGGCGGCAACCGGAGAGTTTATCGCCAATATGTTGCGCGGCCAGCCGGTTGAGGATGAGGATGAAGACGGCTACCTTGACGACTGGTTGGCTTGGTTCTGGAACCTTAGCTACAAAAACGCTACCGCGTTTATTCCTGGCATAGGCCAGATTGCTCAAGCCTTAGCAAACAACGCAAACGATAAGCCTTTTGACGATCGCATCGGCGGGTCGCCTGCGATTGGTATGCTTCAAAACGCAGCTGCGGCGCCAGTTAATGTTTACAAAGCGATTATGGAAGAAGGCGACCAAAGCAGGGCTTTCAAAGACGCAATGAGCTTTTTGACGGTGACAACGGCGGTCACTCCTGGGGTTCCCACTTTGCCGTTTACAATCTTTAATCGCCCCGTCGGCTACGCGCTCGATGTTGCAGAAGGCGATGTGGATCCCGTCGACGAATTGGATTATGCACGGGGCTTGGTGACCGGCTCCGCATCGGAGGCAAGTAAGAACAACCAATGACCATTAGTTCTGAAACCCGGCGCGCTGGCCCTTACGCAGGCAATGGATCAACCACGGCCTTTGCTTTCGCTTTTAAGGTCTTCACCACAGGCGAGGTGCAGGTTACGCGCACCGCCTCTGGCGTGGACACTGTGTTGACCCTGACCACGCATTACACGGTCACGCTCAACGCCAATCAGAACCTTAACCCAGGCGGCACGGTGACGATGTTGACGGCCCCTGCGGTGGGCCAGTCGATTACGATCACTAGCAATGTGCTCAATCTCCAGCCCACGGCGGTAGCGAACCTTGGAGCGTTCTACCCTGAAGTCATCAACGATAGCCTCGACCGAGCCACGATCCAGATCCAGCAGCTCGATGAGCGGCTAGACCGGGCGCTGGTTGTGCCTGTGTCGTCGAGCGGCCTGAACACGCAACTGCCTGTGCCTCAAAGCAATGCGCTCATCGGCTGGAACAGCGGCGCGACGGCGTTGCAGAATGTCAACGGAACGGGCCTTGGCACAACGACTTACCAGTATGTGCATCGTGTGTTGGCCACGGCGGGCCAGACAGTCTTCACCTTGCCAACGCCTTATGTCCTTAACGCCAGCGCCATCACGGTGTTTGTCAATGGCCTGAAGGTGGAGCAAGGCTCTACGCAGGATTGGGTGGAGACCAACACGACGACCGTCACGTTTAATGCGGGCCTGACTGTTGGCGATTTGGTGGTGTTTGTCGTCAACGTAATGGCGAGCGCAGTGCCGTTGGCGGCCTTTCCTGCGGCGAGCGTCAGCGCGTTTGGCGCTGGCCTGGTGGACGATGCAGACGCGGCGGCGGGGCGCACCACGCTTGGCCTTGGCTCGCTGGCCGTGATCAATTCGCCTTTGCCGATCGCTAACGGTGGCACGGGCGCAACGGCGGCGGGAGCAGCCTTGACGGCGCTAGGCGGGCAGCCATTGGACGCGACGCTGACGGCTCTTGCCGGGCTTGCGACGGGCGCGGACAAGCTGGCTTACAGCACGGGCACGGACACTTTCTCCCAGACGGACTTCACTAGCTTTGCCCGGACGATCCTAGACGACGCCAACGCAGGCGCCGTGCGAACCACGCTTGGCGTCGGCACAGGCGACAGCCCGACCTTCGCAGGCCTGACGATTGCAGACGCTGGTAATATCGTTTTGGCTACAGGCACGGGAACGAAGATCGGCACGGCGACGGGGCAGAAGTTGGCTTTCTACAACGCCACTCCTGTTGTGCAACAGGCCGGGACGGGCGAAACCACAGGCGTTTCAGGTGGCGGCGGTACAAATATTCACGCCAACGCCACTTTTACTGGCAATGTCGGCTCTGCCGCTTACACAATCAGCGACGTTGTTAAAGCGTTGAAAAACTTGGGGCTTCTAGCGTCATGAGCGACATACACACAATCTTGGCGGACTGGCAGAATGTCCGCGTGCGGATGGTTGGCGATTTGGTGGTTATTGCCGGATCGTTTGACGGCGTTGAGCACAGCGGCGCGCGAGTGGATGGCGTCAGTCTGGCGCTTGATCTTGATCGCATTGCCCGCGGTGGGGCGAAGGTGGCGCCAGAACCCGTGGCGGAACCAGCGCCTGAGCCTGAGCCAGAGCCAGAGCCAGAGCCAGAGCCAATGTTTGAGTCCGAATATCCTCCTGCCACGCCAACAAAGTTGTCGTTTGAGGAACTGACTGGCGGCGGGATTATGCTGGTTGAGGATGAGCTTCTTATCCGGCGCGGCTTGGCGTGGGCGGCGGTCAGCGATCATGCCGAAGTGCTGGTTGGCAATCTGATCGATCCCAATCGCCGCACCGAAATGATTAGCGAAATTGCACACATTGCCAACAAGCGGCAACTTGGCTTGTCGTTAACCGCGTCGGATATGGAAGCTGAAAGCGCCTTCGCCGCGTTGCAAGCGCGCGAGGATGAAATCCGTCGCTTTGAGCGGCAGATGCGCGAAGCGGTTCGGTATGCTAGTCTTGAGATGCTGAAGGACTTTGACGTGGAGGGCGCGGGATGGCCGACGTAGGACCAGAAGACGGCGGCCCGCGCGCGCGAGAATGGGCGGCGGGCATTCCTGTTTTTGAAGCTGCTGTGCAAGCTTTCTGGGCGCGCTGGCGACGTTGGATTGTTGCCGGTGCGGGAGGGGTGGGCCTTGTGTGGCTTGTGTTCCATCAGCTGGCGTTCTGGGCAGTCACAGTGGCTGCTCTTTTTGTTTGGTACTGGTTCGCCGACACGCCTCGCGTCCGCGCTTGGCTGCGGCATTTGCTGATGGCGCTGCGCTTGCGGTTGTTGCCACCGCAATCGGTGCACTTTGTGTGGCGTACGCCCGCGCAAGACTTTGACCATCAGCAAGCACGCAAGGCCTTCGAGCAGGTCATGGTGTCCTTGCATTCGCTTCCTCGCGACGTGGAAGGCGATGGGCGCATCGAGCGGCGCAAGTGGATTTATGCCGCCACGGAGCAGGCGGACGGGCTGATCATTCGGGGCGACGACCCTTTTCTTGCTATTCGGACACGACCCCAAAGCGCGGCCTCAGCCCCCGTGCAGGGGTTCGTGGGGGCGGCGGCGACAATGGGCCTGCCTCGCTGGCGCTCACTGGTCATGGTCGCGCTTGGCGTTGCCGCCGCCCTTTTCTATGCACGCGGTGAGATGCTTGAAACGCAGCGCAATGACGAACGCGCGCGCCGGGTTACCGCAGAAGAAACAGCGCGGGGCTGGCAAGCGCGGGCGCAGCAAAGCGAGACCGATCTCGCCGCATGGCAAGAGCGCCGCGATGAGGATCTTGCGGCGTTGATCGAAGAAAGCCGCCAAAGCCGTGACCTGATGGAGCGATCATTGCGGCGGTCTAGCAGATTAACAGCACGGAGGGCTGAGCGTGAAACGATTGTTAATACCCCTGGCCCTGTCGATCTCGGCGACAGCCTGCGCGACCTCGCAGCCCCTGCCAGTGCCGACCCCCTGCCCGTCGTGCCCGGCCCCGCCCCCGGCAGTGATCCCGCCAGCTGAATGCACGGTTGATCGGGATGCGCCCCCTGTGTTTGCTTTGCGCGAATTGCCGCCTGCAAGCGAGCAAGCGCGGCATGCGATCGAAGCAGCGCGCCAAGCGATCGACTATGCTGATGAGGTGCGCGTGTACGCGGTGGATTTGCACGATGCATGGGGGCGTTGCGCGGCATGGGCGCGACGGGTGAACGATGAGTGACTTCCTGACAAGCCGCGATATGTGGACCATCCAGCGCGAGCTTGGCATTGCCCAAGCGCGGGATGAGGCCCTGGCCAAAGAGCTGGCCGAGATCCGCACAAGCCTATCAAGGTTGTCCACGGAGATAGGCGCCCACGAGGGCCGCATGATTGCGCAAATGGGTTCGCTGCGGGCCGAGCTGATCACAGAGACAGACCGCGCGGGCCATAAGATGCACATGGAGTTGCGCGAGCTAAGCGCCAAAGTGGACGACCAAGGCCGCCAGAGCAGCCGGTTGCTGTTGATTGTGGCTGCTATTGCAGGCGCGGCATTGGGGCTGGAGGGTCTGAGCAAGCTTGGCTTGCTGTGACGTTGAGAAAGGGCTGAGATGTTTGACAAGCTAAAAGCACAGTGGGCGGCCATGCGACCGCCGAAGCCGGAGCGTGCGCCAAAACCAGAGCGCCCCGCCGATCCGCCTGGCGTTATCCCAGAAAGCCTAGTGCGCAGCGCAGAAATCGCTTCTTGGTTGGCGTTTGCGGCGCTGGTTTATTTCCTGTGGCTGTACACGCTGGACATTGCCAAGGACCGCGCCGCCGCGTTGCAGCTGGAGAACGTCGGTCCCTTCATGGGCTTAGGGCTTGACTTCTGGTTCCCGTACATTGTCGGGTTTGGCATTGTAGCGGTGGGCATACCCTACGTGGCCAAGATCGCCATCCCCGTGTTTATGAGCCTGTCCTGGCGCGGGCAGGCTTGGCCGAAGGCGTGGGCGCTGGTGATCGCGTTGAGCGTGTCCAGTGTTATCATTGCAGGCACATTCGCCGTCCAGGGCGATGCGTTGATTGAACGCGATCGCGGGTCTGCGGTGGCGGTGGAAGAAGTGCGCCAAGGGCGAGCGGCGTTAGAAGCGCGTATCCAGGCTCGCACTGATGACCTCAACAGGCTGACAGCGCCGGAAGACGACACGCCAAACATGCAACAGATGGCGGCTCGCGCCGGCGAGGAAGCGTGGTCTGAGCGGGTTGCTACGGCCACGGCGCAGAACAGTTCGCAACGGCTGTCCATTGAGCGCGCTCTATCAGACGCACGCGCAGCAGACCGCATTCGGGCGGACATCGAAACTTTACGTGTTGAGCTGGCAACTGCACCCACTGAGGCCGCAGTGAGCGCGACTGTCGAAAGCGCGAGCGGCAGTGTCATTAGCGGGATGTTGGCGTGGGTCGAGACCTATCGGGCAATCCTGCTTAGCCTCGTTATGGACATTGTCTGCCTGATGATGCCGTGGATCGCGCTGCGCCTGCGCCAAGCGCGAGAGGCTCAGCTGGCAGGCCACGAGCCGCCGACGGTGGAGCCGATTGCAGATGAAGCGCATATGCTTTCCGACCTGCGCGGCCAGGAGCCGATAGAGCCTGAGGTGGATGCATACTTTGAGGACATCGCGGCGCGGCGATCGGAGGCTGCGCGCAAAGGTTGGAACAAGCGCAAGATGAAAGTGCAGACGCGCGAGGGCGGTGCGTTCGAGACGGCTGGCGTGGTCGAAGAGCGATCGACGCAAAGCCCATCAGATGAGCGTGTGGTCAGAGAAGTTGCGCCTGTTGTGGTTGCGGCTGTGGCTGAGCCTGAGCCTGAACCCGTCACCAAGCCTGAGCCCGTCATTGAGCTTGAGCCTGCCATTGAGCTTGAACCCGCCATCGAACTGACAGAGGAAGAAGAACTTCTTGCCCTTTACGGCGATGACGCCGTGGCCCTGCCCGATGGCGAAGGCGTCATGGTGGGAGACAATGCGCCTAAGGCACAATGAGTTGAGGCCCCCGACCGCTAATCGGGAGCCTCAGATTTTGTCAGCCCAGACGCGGCTCTAGGGAGGGATGTGGAAGACGCGCTGTAAAATCACATTGGCAAACGCTGGCGCGTGCGTCAAGCACAAAAAAGCCCCCACGGCGTGAACCGTGAGGGCTTCTTCTATTTGACCTTGGCCCAGCGGCGTTGAGCCAACAGGCTTGCGGGACTGGACGCGGTTTGCGCCGGAATTGGTTGGCGTTGCTGGCTGACGGCCCAAAGACCGGCTACCTTGAGGGCCTCGATCAACACCACAATCGCCTTAAGAACGATGGGCGGCGTCGCAGGCGGCGGGGCTTCGACCGTCGGAAGCGAGGCTAAGCGCTGATGCGCCGCCGCTCGCTGCGGCTCGAGACGGGCCAGCTCAGCATTGCGCGCTTCTTGGTAAGCGCGAAGCCGAACTGCCGGGACGTTGGCCGGGAGAACCGGGACCGCAGCAATTGCCGCTTCGATCCGATTCACCTCGGCCTGCGCCTCAACCCGTGCCGCTTCCGCAGCCAAATGGGGCGCCGCCCGTTCCGTCTCGATCATGGTCAGCGCCCGATGCCCGCTGTAGGCATTGAACAGGCTGACCCCGATCAGAAGAACCCCCGCAACCACAACACGAGCCCAAGCCTTGCGGCCAACGCTGTGTTCAATCGCGAGCGCTAGAGTGATACCGAGAATCTCGGACGCCAACACTAGCGTAACCAGGACCACCGCGACCAAACCCGCCGCGCTGGCCCACCAACCCCAGGCGTTGAGCAGCCCTGAAGCCGCTGCAATCGCCCAGATCGCAACCCCAGCAGCAATGACGCTAGCCGGGACAGAAGGTGCTTTCGACATGGATTGACTCCTTGCTTGCTGTCGATGGGCGTAAGATAGCATCGTGGTACCCTCTTGTCAAGCACGGTGGTACCTGATACGGCTTAATTCATGAAAAAGAACCTGAGAGCGCAAAAGACGTTTCGCGTGTCGCCTGAAGAGGAAGCCCTTCTTGAGCGTCAGGCCGAACGCCATGGCGGCAGCGGCGCCGCGATCATTGCCGGCCTTCGCATGCTAAACGAAGAGGCCTATGATCTCCGCGCGGTATCCTCGCAGGAACTGCTCGCCGAACTGCAAAGGAGGCTCATCACATGAATGTGATTTGGATCGTTAAACCGCGCCGCGAAGCCATGCCTAGCTGGCTGATCTATGTCGGCGTGTTTGCTGTGATCTTTGGCGTCAGCATCGGCGTGTGGGTGGCGAGTTAATGTTATGCGCATCTGAGGCAGTCGCCGGAAACTTAAGGGGCGTAAGCATCGATGCGCATAAAGCCAATCGTGTGGCGAGTGCGATAGTTAATGTTTGGCGGCGCTCATGGCTGCGGCTCCTGTGCTTTTGCAATCTCCGCCCAAAGCAGGGCGGCGATGAGGGCGCGGGCGGGAGTTAAGCCAATGGCTCCGTGATCGCCGATTATAGCGCTCCAATGAGCCGATCCGGCATGGCCTTCAACATCAAGCACGCACCCCGGCAACCGCCGCTCTACCAGCGCCACGGCGGCGTCAAGCGAGGTTGTAAAATGCGGCAGCGGCTCCCATTCGCAATCGTCCTGCCAGCGGAATTGCCATACGGCGTCTGAGTACCAACGCCTCATACAAAAGGCCTCACCAAGATGCAGAGCGATCTCCGCATCCAGGGCTCTATCTTCTCCCTCCCCGCCTTCGATGCGGGCGAGGAGAGCCTGGAGGGTGGGCAGGTTAGGGCTCATGGCTGCGGCTCCTGGTCAGCTTGTCTCAAAAGCTCGATAAGCCTCACCCTTTGCCATTGGTGCTCGGTTTGCAGATCGGCGGCAGCGTCGGCGGCAGCTCTGGGGGCAGCGGCGTAGGCTCTGGCGGCGTAGGCGTCGACGGCGGCGTCGTCGGCGGCGTCGGCGGCGAAGTCGTCGCGCTCGGCGGCAGCGGCGGCGTAGGCGTCGGCGGCGGCGTCGGCGGCTCTGGCGGCGGCGTCGGCGGCGTAAGCTCTGGCGGCAGCGTCGGCGGCAAAGTTGGCGGCGGACCGGGCGGCGGCGTAGGCGGCGTCGGCGGCGTAAGCTCTGGCGGCAGCGTCGGCGGCGTAGGCTCTGTTGGCAGCGTCGGCGGCAAAGTTGGCGGCGGACCGGGCGGCGGCGTAGGCGGCGGCGGTGGATTGTCGATTATCCGCGCTTGGATCGTCAATACATCGCCGGGTGGCCTCAATCGCGGCGCGAGGGCGCTTGTCGTTGGGATAACGTCCCTCAAACACCGGCAACACCCGCTCGGCGCAATCCGCGGCCCACACCACGACGGCGCGCAGGTACGCAGGGCTGACACGCGCGGCGAGCCAAACGGCGTGACTGATCTCGCAGCCCGCCTCCAGGGCTTCGGCGATGGTCCACTCGCTGCGCTCCGCGGGCCAGTAGTCAACAAGCCAATTCTTGCCCTCTCGGCAGGCCATCGGCCAGCTGGTCAGGATTGTGTCTAGGGTCAGTGCGCTCATGGCTGCGGCTCCGCAAGGGCGGCTTCGATCAGTCCGATAGCGTCATCAGCAGTCGCAAGCCACGCGCCGATCTCCGCAATGCGCGGGCCGCCCGCAGCCTGCACTACGGCTGGGCGCAGCGCCTTGTCGGTCAGCGCAAGCGCCCCCCTCAGCCGCTCCCGCTCCTCCCGCAGGGCCAGCACCTCGGCGGCGAGGGACGGGGCGGCGGCGATCAGAACAGCGGTCGGCTCTGGCGCGCCCCGGTAGTCGTTCGGTTGAGCAAAGGCTACTTCGCCATAGCTGGCATGATAGACAGTGCGGCCCTTGGCCTTCCACGGCCCAGGCGTGCTTCTCTCGACCAGCGCCCGCAGTTTGTCGTTTGATAGGTCAATCATTGGTTTTCTTTCCATTGGGTTGGGACGCGCCACGCAGGCGATACGGAAACTCCGCCAGCGGCCAGTAGCCGGGGCAAACATCGCCGCCCCACACAGATGGCCCCCAATTGTGATAGGACTGATAGTCAGAATAAGGCTCGGCGAGGTAGCGCCCGCACTCATATTTTCGCGGGCATTCCCCGCCTTGGCATAGGGCGATGTCAGGCATTACAGCAGCCTCCAGAGCAACAGCCACGGCGCCCAGGACAGTGCAATAAGCACTGCCCAAATGCACGCGCGCACGAGCGGGGGGTAAGGGCGGTCAGTCATTCCCATCCCCCGCATCCGCAGCTGCATTGGCCAACCGGCGAAGGCTGGTCACCAGCGCTTCAATGTCCACCAGCGTAGTTTCAATCTGGCGCGTGATCTCTACCGCGCTTTCCTCCAAGTAGTCACCGGCTCCAAAATCGGCGATGTCGCTGACGCTAAGCTGATTCAGCACTGCCGCTGCATGCAAGCGGCGCAGCTGCGTGATGCACGCCTCATACGCCTGCATGGCGCGAGTTGCTTGGCGCTCAACGTCCCAGCCCAAACCACGGCCTTCCTCGGCGATCAGCCGGTGCAAACCCTCAACGTCCATTGTTCTTGCCCTTCACTTTTAACGTCTTTGGCGCAAGCGGCGCGCCGTTGATCGTGGCGCTGGTCAGCCCCTCAGGGCTTGGCGTCACCTTCACAACGTAACCCCGTTGCGCCCAGTATTGAGCGATCACACGGGCTAAGCGTTCGTTCTTAGTCACATGCACCTCCTTGGTTGTGAGGTCACCTTACCACCGATGATCGCAAAAGCAACCACTCTTGTAGCTTTTTTTGTGCATCGTCCAAGCCATGGCCAATGATGACTGTGTGGCCAACGCTGGCAAGGTAGGCGTGCCAATCGGCCTGCACTGCTGACACGACCCCGCCATCGGCGCGCTTCATCTCGACCCACAAGCACCAAGCGGGAACGAAAAGGTCAGGTACGCCAGCGCTGACGCCTTCGACCTTAAGCCTTGCGCCTGTCGTGCGGCTTCGCGCTTCCCCATTGGGAATGGCAAAGATCCGCACTGGTTTGTGAGTCTGGCGAAACCAACTCACGAACTCGCGTTGCTCGACATGCTCAGAACGCGCGGCGACTTTGCGCCCATTGGCGATCGACAACGCGGAAGAAGCGGCTTTCTTGGCGGTATGTGATCGACGTCGGCGCGGGGGCAATTTGTAACTCCTCATAAACCTGATCTTCGTTCTGACCTTTTGATATGTTCAAGGCGCCTAGGATCTTTGTCAGCTTTTCCCACGCACGATGCGACGCCGCCCCGCCATGCCACACGGTAAAATACTCAGTTACAATAGGGTCAGTGTAGCTCGCGGGATAGTACCGCACCCGCAACATGTCCTGCCCATTGTTATGGATATCCCACCGCCAGCTGGCGACTTTCATCTCACGGCCTAAAGCCGCTTCATCCGACATGACTGGCGCAATCTTAAGCGTCAGGTCCGCAGGCTTAGGCGGCGGAAACTTAAACCCACACTTGGGACATTCCCTCACTGCCGTGTGGCATAGCGTAAAGCATACCGGGCAGGCCTTGACCGGCGCTTCACCGCCTTCTGTTTTCTTGGGCCGCTTAACGACCGGATCATCAAAAAAGCCATGCGTGTAGGTCAGCCCGGCAAAGTCCAGAACCAGGCAATAGTCCACATTGTCTTTCAGCCTAGTCCCGCGCCCCAGCATCTGCACATAGAGCGAGGTCGAAAGGGTAGGGCGGCAGCAGGCGATCACGTCCACGTTAGGCGCGTCAAAACCAGTCGTTAGCACATTCGCGTTTGTCAGCGCCCTAATCTCGCCAGCCTTGAACGCGCGGATAATCTCTTCCCGCTCCTTGGCTGGCGTGGTCCCGACAATCGTTTCCGCGATCACGTCTTTTTCCCGCAGCGCATCCCGCATTGCAAAGGCATGGCTGACGCCGACGCAAAACACCAGCCAGCTTTGGCGCTGATAAGCCTTTTCGACAATCTCCTCAGCGACAGATTTGTTCAGCGCTTCCTTGTTAACAGCCGCGTCAAGGTCCGCCTCTACATATTCCCCGCCTTTCTTCTTGACGCCCGCAAGGTCAAATTGCGTGGCCGTAGCCAGCGAGCGCAAGGGCGCAAGATAGCCCTGCTTCACTAGATCCATCACTCCGATCGGCTCAAGCAGATCCGTGAAGAGCGCAGGCGCATCCGTGATGTAACCATGGCCCAGCCGGTAAGGCGTGGCCGTCAAGCCGATCACTTTGAGGTCTGGCGTCCTAGCCGTCAGCTGCGCGATCAACCGCCGATAATGGCCGTCCGCCGTGTGATTAATGCGGTGGGCTTCATCGATAATCACGATGTCCACGCGGCCCAGCAGGTCCACTTTTTTAGCGACACTCTGAATGCCAGCAAACGTGATCGACTGCCCCGCGTCGCGTTGCCTAAGCCCCGCTGAATAGACGCCCAGCGGCGCATCTGGCCAGTGCTGGCGCATCTTCTCGGCGTTCTGCTCGATCAACTCCTTGACGTGAGTAAGCATAAGAATGCGCTGATCGGGGTAGGCCATCACCACCAACCGACAAAACTCGGCGATGATGTGGCTCTTCCCCGCGCCCGTCGGCAGCACCAAGCAAGGGTGGCCGTCGTGGTGCTGGAAGTACTCGAACAGCATGTCCAGCGCGCGTTGTTGATACTCTCTGAGCATTGGTCATCTCCCGGATCAGAACGGCACCCAATGCTTGTCGATCAGCTCCTTCGACGACACATGGCCATCGCCGTTCATGACCTTCTGGCCGTCGATCATGTAGGCCCCGGTCACCCCGTCTGGGCTATCCAGCATTGTCCATGGCGTCAGGTCCGGGTGGATCACATGCTTGGGGCAACCCTCAATTTGCGCTTCAACGGGGATCTCTGAATCCCACACGGCGCAATGGCTTGTGCCATCTGTCCGCGCCGTGTAGTGCGCGCATGTGCGGCAATTGACCTCTTTCGTCAGCCCAGACACATGGCAAAAGTGAAAGCCGGGGCAGCTTTTACATTGCCACCAAGCCGCGCTGGCCTGATACATAGGCTCGGGCATATGATCGGAGCAGGACACCCTTAGGCCCCGCGCAATGGCGTTCTCCGCCACCAGTCGATCATACTTCACGCGCTCGAAATAGTAACGGTCATCGTCCTTGCAGATCGCCACATACAGCGCCCGCTCCAAGCCCGTCGCGTGCATGTAGACCTGCATCTGCACGTAGTGTTCTGGCTTGACCGTCTCGACGCCTTGTTTTGTCAGCGTGGTGAAGCTCGCTTTGTTGTGCGTCTTGAACTCGGCCACATGCTGCTTCGTTGGGGCCTCAGGCACGCCAAGGACAATGGCGTCAATGGTCCCCGCAACATGGCCTTCGATCGCCACCCGCGCCTGCTCTGACACAATCTCAATTCCCGCCATCTGGAGATCCTTGAGGATCGTCTCTTCCTCGCGTTGGCCGCGCCGGAAAATGCGCAACACGCGCCCTTCAAAGCTGCGTGGTGCGGCCCAGCGAAAGCTAAGCCACAACCATCGGTCGCAAGGGTGTCCAAGCATGGACGCCCCAAGATGGGGGCGAGGCTCGCGCCCCGCCTCCTCTTGTTGATGGGCCTTGTCGATCAGCGCCGCCAGATCATTCTGGGCTTCGGGAAGGGCGCTCATGACCGCTTCTTCCATGGCGGGGTTTGGCCTGACAGCGCTTGGCTTGTCGCCGCGCCGGGCTGTGCGGCGGACTGTGCGGCGGACTGTGCGGACGGTTGCGGGCTAAACGCAGTGGCTCGCGCGTCAAAGGCCTTCCATCCCTTGACATCATTGCTGGCTTTGTACTGCCCATCGGCAGGGCGGATCTCCAGCTTGATTTCGCACGTCCCGCCGATTAGTTGATCGGTATCGGAAATGCGCTCCAGCCCGATCGCCATCATGAGCTGGCCCAGCTGCTGGCGGCCAATCTGCTCGGCTTTGGCCGATGGATTGGAGATATTGAGGTTGCCATAGATCACCCGGCCTTGGTGCGTCGGGCCGATGATGTCGTATCTGACAGCGAGGTATTGGCCCGTGTTGGCCTTGTTTGGCCGGGCCTCAACCGCCGCCACCCGCGCCTGATACCAGCCGGGGGGCAGAGGATCGTAGGACGTGTCAAGGGCCTCGGGCAGGTCATCAAGGGAAAAATCAAGCTTCATGGTGGTCTCCTTAAAAGTCTGTGCGAATTAAAAGTCTGCGCGGATGGTAAAGGTCGGGCGGCCTGGCGTGATGGTGATCGCCGGGAGCAGGGGTTTCGTGATCTTAGATGCAGCGGCGTCCCAGATCTTCTTGTTCACCTCAGGCTTCCACCGAAACAACGTGGCGAGGTGATCGGTCAGGCCATTGGCCTCGGCCAAAGCCTGAAGCTTGTCACCGTCGATCTTCCAGTTGTCGCGCTCGGCGATGCGCACCGTGTAACCGGCCCATTCGGTTTGGCCTTTGGCAATCATGGCGTCTTCGATCTTCCGCCGCTTCTCAATAGCGGCAAGCTCGGCTTCTTTGGCTTCAAGCCATTCGGCGGCGAGGTTCACGACGCACCCCCTTGTATCTTCGCAATGATTTGCCCCAAATCAGCCGGTTCCCACGGTGCAAGCTGGCCAGAGCGATCCTTAGCCAGCCACAGCCCGTCGCTGTCGCACATCAGCGCCCGCTGCGGCACGCCATCTGCGTCCCTCTCCACACGCAAAGCCAGCACTTCATCAAAGAAGTAGGGCAAAGCTTGGCCGGTCTTGTTGCCGGGCATGCTAGGGCTGTACAGCATGCGGCCCATCTCATCGGCTTGCTTCTCAAGCTTGGCCGTCATGTAAACGTGCTTACCCGGAAGATCGCGGAAAGCGCGGATCACTTCGGTCATCGTGTCCTGCATGGCGCCATAGGCTTGGCGCGGGTCTTTGGCCACGCGCTTTTCGGCATTCAGCACGACTTCAGCGATCTCGCTGATCGAGTCGATGGCCACGGACTGGAAATCTTGATCCGATTGCAGCCATGCCAAGGCCTCCCTGAGATCATTCATGTTGCCGATCTCAAGGTAGGGCAGGTCAGCGCCAGCCACTGACAGCAACCCGCCTTCCGCTGATAGGGTAACAGGGTTTGGAAGGGTTGGAATCAGCGACGTCTTGCCAGCGCCAGCCTGTCCGTAAACAAGCAGTTTCACGCCATCACGGGCAATCGCGCCCGTGCGTTTGAGGGTAATAGCCATGGTGTTTGGCCTTTCGTTTGCCCCTTCGGCCAATCCGGTCGGGCAAAGCGACCTTGCGTGTGTTGACCAATTATGTCAACAGCAATGCGCAAAAAAATTATCAGGAGCGATTACATGCAGACCATTGAAGCCATTCGAAAACAGCTACAGGATCGGAACCTACGGGCTGTGAGCCGGTTGACGGGGGTTGGATATGCCACAATCCTGCGTCTGATGCGCGGCGCGACGCCGTCTTACGCCGTGGTGAAGAAGCTGAGCGATTATTTGGGGGACAAGCGTGACTGACCTGACGCATATCCTAGGCGGCCCATGGAGCCCACCAAGGCCCGCGCCGATTGACGATCAGATCCGCACCGCCATGCAAAACGCAGGCGTGACGCCGCCTAGCTCCATTGTCATTGACGGCACGCTGCACCGCTACCAGACCGGCAGCAAGGGCCAGGCCGGGCACGATAAAGCAGGCTGGTACGTGTTTTTCCCCGACGGCGTGTGCGCGGGGATGTTTGGGGACTGGCGCACTGGCGTGACGCAGACCTTCAGGGCTGAGGTGGGGCGAGAGCTGACGGCCCAGGAGCAGATGGCCATCACCCGCAGGCAGGCTGAGGCCCGCGCCGCTCGGGACGCCAGGGCCGCGCAAGCCGCTGAGACGGTGGAGGCCATATGGTCACAAGCCGGGGCGGCGAGCGATGACCATCCTTACCTTGCGCGCAAGCGGGTTAAGGCCCACGGCCTTCGCATCACTGGCGATGGGCGGTTGATGGCTCCCCTCTACGATCACACGGGCGCGCTGTCGTCGCTGCAATATATAGACGCCGAAGGCGGCAAGCTCTATCACGCAGGGGCGGCGACAGGCGGGCGGTATTGGGTTGTTGGAAGCTGTGAAGGCGATGTCGTTTACATAGCCGAAGGCTTCGCCACAGCAGCCACCATTCACGAAGTGACCGGCAAGCCCTGCGTCGTGGCGTATAGCGCTAGCAATCTGGTCCCCGTCACCGGTTCTATACGCGAGGCCCACCCGGACGCTGAGTTGGTTATTGTGGCTGACAATGACGCTAGCGGCGTTGGCCAGAAATACGCCGATCAAGCAGCCGCCAAGCACCGCGCCAAGGTTGTGGTCATTCCCATCCAAGGCGACGCCAATGACTACGTTGCTGGCGGGCATGACCTGCAGGCCCTGCTTAACCCGCCGATCGAGCAATGGCTCATTCCCGCCGATGAGTTTGCAGCCCAGCCCGCGCCGCTGCGATGGCTGGTTAAAGGCTGGATCCAGGCCGAAGCCCTGCACATGATCCACGGCCCTTCAGGCGGGGGCAAGACGTTTGCCGTGCTTGATCTCATGCTGCACATGGCGGCGGGCCGCACCGAATGGAACGGCTGCAAGGTCAAGCCGGGGGCGGTGGTTTACCTCGCTGGCGAAGGACACCATGGCTTGCGAGGGCGCGTCGCCGCGTGGAAACAACACCACCAAGCCGACAGCCTGACAATGTGGTTGAGCCGAGAAGGGTGCGATCTCAACACCAAAGAGGGCTTGCAGCATGTGATCGATCACATCAGAGGCCTGAACCACCAGCCCGACGTGATCGTGGTGGACACCCTGCATCGCTTTCTCAAGGGCGACGAGAACAGCGCCCAGGATGCCAAGACCATGCTCGACGCCTGCGCCCATCTCATGCGCGGCTTTGGGTGCGCGGTCATTCTCGTTCACCACACAGGAGTGAGTGAGGAAGCCCAGCATCGCGCCAGAGGATCGAGCGCTTGGAGGGGCGCCCTAGACATCGAGATTAGCGTGGTCCCCGGCGACAACGGGTGCCTGCGTTTGGTCCAGAGAAAGAGCAAAGACGCTGAGCTGAAGCCGCCCATGAATGGCAAGCTTGAGGCCGTTACCCTCTCCGGATGGGTCGATGAGGATGGCGAAGCCGTCACCAGCGCGGTCCTCGTCGCAGCCCCGCCAGAGCCGAAAGAAGCCGCTCTTGCCGGGCACGGAGCCATCCATCACCACCAGAAAATGTTTTCTAGGGCTTGGGTGGAAGGCGGCAAAATTTTGCTTGGCGAGGATCCATTCGTGGCAAGGGATGCCGTGGCCAGTTTGCTCCAAAATGATGGCTACAAGCCGGGGTCGGTCAAAAATATGCTTGCACCAAGCAGCAAAGGGAAGCCCGTGCATGACCTGCTGAACGCTGAATGGATTAAAAAGGCGTCAGACGAGGGGGAAAATGGCGATGGCTGGATCATTATCGAGCCAGGGTGGAGGGCCTCACTTTTGGTCATTAGTGACTCACTAGTGACTCACCAGTGACTTTTGGGGAAAAAGTCATCGGTCATTTTCAGGTCATTTGTGAGTCATCGGTGAGTGGTCAGGAGTGAGCACAATTTCACTCAGTCACTCACTCACTTTTCACTCACACCTTAGGGTGAGTGAAGTGAGTGACTGAGTGAAGTGCTCACTGAAGGTGACTCCGGTGACGCGGTGACGGTCGAAAGGGGGGTTAGCTAGGCTTAGCTAAGAGGTGATGTTTAAAAAGGCTGGTTAGCTAGACTTGGCTAAGTGGAGGGGCGTGGTTAACACAATGGTTAACGGCAAAGGTGGAGCGACATGAACGAAGATTACTGGAAAGTAAGGTGCGAGGAGCTGGAGGAGGAACTGCGCCAGGTTCGCGATGTGCTGCGGAGGGAGATTCATCCCGTCGTGTCGGCGATGGGAATGATTGCCCCTTACACGCCTAGCGGGGCGACCATGATCGTCGCAGCGCTTTACAAGGCCTACCCCCATGCCCTTACCCGCGAGCGCCTGATGCTCGCCAGGCGGGCTTGCAAGCAGGACGTGGACGACAAAGTCATCGATGTCCAAATCTGCAAGGCTCGCCAAGGGCTGCGAAAGGCCGGGGCCGAAGGGCCGATCATCGTCAACGTCTATGCCGCTGGTTATCGAATGCACGCGGGGGCTTATGCGTGGTTGTCTGAGCGGCTGGTGGAGGTGGAATTAGCTGAGGCGCGGTTGACGGACACACGGTTGACAGACGCGACGAACCTTGTTTCTGTCGCGACAAAACACAGGGGCTGACGACAAAACACAGGGGCTGATCATGGGTAATCACTTGGACATGGCGCAACGCCAGATTGAAGACCGAGCAGAACTGAGCCGCGTGCGGGCAGAGCTGGCGATCCAGCGCAAGGCGCTCGCTAACCTGGAAGAGCGCGAGGTCGCCATCGTGGGGCGCATGGATGAGCGTTTGCTGGCCGTGGCGAGCTTGTTGGAGGCTGACAAGGTTGTGGGGTTGGCGGTTGAGCCGCCCGCTTTGGAAGTGACGATTGAGACAACGCCGGTGGATGCGGATGCGGACGCGGTTGATCTAACTGCGGTTGACCTAGCCACCGTGTCCGACGCCCCTGTTGACCGGCCCAACGGCGCAGCCGCCTTCTGATGTCGGCTATCGGAAACCCCGCCGCCGTCCAGGCCGCAGCCGCCAAGCGAGACCAGTGGGGCCGCGAACGCTACGAACAAGGTCGCCGCGATGGCGAGGCTCAAGCTGACGCCCGTTATGTTGATCGCCTTGACGCCGCCCGGCAAGAGCACCTGCAAGAGATCGCGCGCTTGGATGAGCGGCACAAAGCCAACGACATTGAGATCCGCGGTGCAGCCTATTGGCGCGGCAAAGTGATCGGTGCTGTCGGCGGCCTTGTGGTGGGGTGCTTCCTTACGGTGCTGACCGGCGCTTTGATGTTTAACCAGAACGAACGCGCCTTGCAGGCTGGCGCTAATGTGGCCCAGGGCGGCATGACCGCGGGGCTGGCTATCGATGCTTTGCAACAAGGGGCAGAACAATGAAGATTGGCGTTGGACTTCCACCCGGTTGGTCCGTTATCGGGACGATCTTTACCGGCGCGCTGCTGTGGATTGGAGCCCAGCTTCCCGCTTGGCTTTCTTGGGGCTTTACCGTCTTGACGGCGCTTGTCCCTGATGTCAGTGTGGCCCCTGTTGTTGAGCCCCCTGTGCAGTGATGGCAAAACGTCCCGGCCTCTACGCTAACATCGCAGCCAAGCGAGCCCGCATTAAAGCGGGCTCCGGCGAGAAGATGCGAAAGCCAGGCGCAAAAGGCGCTCCTACCGCGAAGGCGTTTCGCGAGAGTGCGAAGACGGCGAAGCGTTAAAGCGAAAAACAGAGTTAAACAGAGTTGTTTTGACAAATGGGACTTCGCGGCCCTCAACCAGGCACCGTAAGGAAACCGCAAAACAGCGGGCGGAAAAAGGGTACGCTAAATAAGGCGACCGTGGACTTGAAAGCCATTGCGCGCACCATGGAGCCGGAGGCGACCAAGCGCCTTGGTCAGCTATTGCGATCGGAGAATGAGGCCGTCGCCCTTGGAGCCGTCAAAGAGGTGTACGACCGCGCGTTCGGCAAAGCTACGCAAGTGGTTAGCGGCGAGAACGGTGGGGCTATTTACCTGATGGTATCAACAGGCGTCCCGCATGCCTCAGAAACAGATTAGCCTCGCCTACTACCCCCGCGAATGGCAAGTGCAAGCTCACAAGCGCAAGGCGCGGTTTCGCGTGCTGGCGCTCCATCGCAGGGCCGGCAAGACCGAGCTTGCGCTGATGGAGCTAATCGACGCGGCGCTTAAGACCACCGCAGACCTGGCTTATTACGTTTACCTTGCGCCTTTCCTGAAGCAGGCCAAGACCATCGCATGGGCGCGGCTTAAACAGCGGCTGGTTCCGCTTTTAAACGTCAATGCTGTGGCGGTGAACGAAAGCGAACTGTCAATCAAGCTGGCGCACAATGGCGCCGTGATCCGGATCTTTGGCGGCGACAACCCAGACGCCTTGCGTGGCGTGCGCCTTGATGGCGTGGTCATCGATGAGGTGGCGCAGATCAAGCCCGAAGTCTGGCAGGACATTATTCAGCCGGCGCTGTCAGACCGCAAAGGTTGGGCGCTGTTCATTGGCACGCCGTCTGGCGTGAACTTGTTCAGCGAATTGTTTTTTCGCGCTAAGACCCTGCCGGATTGGGCTTCGGCGCTTTACACGGTCTATGACACCGACGCCCTTGATACCGACGAGATCGCGCGCTTGCGCCGCGACATGAGCGAGACATCATTCAGCCGCGAGTATCTGTGCGACTTCAGCGCGGCGGGCGAGGATCAGCTGATTAGCTTGTCTGACGTGCAAGCCGCAACCCAGCGGCACTACGCGATCACGGAATATCAATGGGCACCTCGCATTCTTGGCGTTGACCCTGCGCGCTTTGGTGATGATCGCAGTGTGATTTTTCCGCGTCAGGGTATGGTGGCTTTTCCGCCTATCGTCCTGCGTGGCGTGGACAACATGGACCTAGCCTCGCGTGTTGCAGCCAAGATCGCCGAGTGGCAGCCCGATGCGGTGTTCGTGGACGCAGGCAATGGCTCTGGCGTGATCGATCGGCTGCGTCAGCTTAAGTATGAGGTTACCGAAGTCTGGTTTGGCGGACGGCCTATCGATGAGGCGTACAAGGACAAGCGCACCGAGATGTGGTGCGGGTTGGCCGAATGGATTAAGCTAGGCGGCGCGATTCCTGATGACGTGGCGCTTAAACAGGATCTCGCCGCACCGACCTACGCTTTTACCCAGACAGGCAAGCGTGTGCTTGAGAGCAAGGATGACCTTAAAGCCCGCGGGCTTCCCTCGCCTGACCTTGGCGACGCCTTGGCCCTGACCTTCGCCGCACCCGTTGCGGCTAGAACACGCTTTGAGCGCCAGCGCGATGAGCTAACCCGGCCTCGCTCGCGTGGTGAGTACAACCCTTTGGATATGGTCTGATGGCGATCCCGCGCGAGATTGTGGCCAGTGAGTGGATCGACCGCGCTTGGCCGCTGCTTGAAGAGCATTATGCCGAGTTGGCCACCGTGCCTGATATCATGCTGCTTAAGCCCGATGTCGAGCGCTACCAGACCCTTGAAGCGGCGGGGAACTTGTTTGCTATCGGTATGTTTGACACTCATGTCGACACTCATGTCGATGCTGATGGCAATGGCGGCGAAACCCTAGTCGGCTACAGCGTTAACATTGTGTGCACTAACCTGCACTATGGCGACTTGCTAATGTGCCAGAATGACTTGCTCTTTGTCCGCAAGTCACACCGGCGCGGCATGACCGGCATGCGGCTTATCACGGCGACTGAGCGGGCCGCCAAAGAGCGAGGTGTCAAGATGATGCTGTGGCACGCCAAGCCTGGTACAACCCTCGATCGGATGCTCCCAAAGCTGGGCTACGAGCCGTTTGAAACTATCCACTATCAGGTGCTTTAATGGTCCAAGCTATTGCAGCCGCCGCCGCTGTCGCTACCGCTGGCGCAACCGTTGCGCAAGGGCGTCAAGCGCAACGTGCTCAACGCAGGGCCGCCGATCAGGCTACCATGCAAGCCGAAATGCAACAGAGCCAGGCCGAGCGCGAGTTCAACCGCGCGAACCAGAAAAGGCCAAACATCGCAGCGCTCGCCGCACGCAATCGCGTTATGAGCGGCGGTGGCGTTGGCGGCACATTTCTGACCGGCACAATGGGCGCGCCCACTAGCAGCGGCATGTTGGGCCGCACGAGCTTGCTTGGATCATGATCCCCAAAACCGACATGCTGCGCCGCTGGACGGCGCTTCAGACCGAGCGGTCTAGCTGGATCGCCCATTGGCGCGAGCTGTCGGATTATCTGCTTCCTCGCTCGACGCGGTTTTACAAGAGCGACCGGAACAAGGGAACGAAGAAGCACAACGCCATCTTTGACAGCACGGCTTCACGCTCCCTGCGCATCCTGTCAGCCGGCATGATGAGCGGCATGACCTCGCCTGCTAGGCCATGGTTTCGCTTGGCTTTGCCCGATGAAGATCTGATGGACTATGCGCCGGTCAAGTCATGGCTGGCCGAGACGCAGGGGCGCATGCTGAACGTGTTCGCTCGCAGCAACACCTACCTCATGCTCCATGCGTGCTACGAAGAGCTTGGCGCGTTTGGCACGAGCGCTTCTGTCATCATGGATGATTATGACGCCCTCATCCATCACTACCAGAGCCCCGTTGGCGAGTTCGCCTTGGCCACGGATTATCGCGGAAACGTCAACACGATTTACCGCGAGTTTGAGAAAACCGTTGCCGAGTTGGTTGCCGAGTTTGGGTATGATCAGTGCTCACGCACCACGCAGGCGCTCTACAACTCAGGCAATCTTGATGCGTGGGTGCCGATCATCCACGGTATTGAGCCCCGCAGCGATCGCGATGCACGCAAGGCCGATGGTAAGAACAAGCCATGGCGCAGCGTGTACTTCGAGCCAGGGCGCGAGGATGCAGGCGACAAGGTGTTGCGCGAGAGCGGCTATGATCGCTTCCCCGGCCTCGCTCCGCGCTGGCACAAAATGCCTGGCGATGTGTACGGCAACAGCCCCGGCATGGAGGCCCTTGGCGACATCAAGCAGCTCCAGCACGAGCAGCTGCGCAAGGCCAACGCCATCGACTATCAGACCAAGCCGCCCTTGCAGGTGCCAGCTGGAATGAAGGGGCGCGACTTGGATTACCTGCCTGGCGGCGTGACCTACGTTGATGCGCCCGGCGCGCAGAACGCGGTATCGACCCTGTTCAACGTGCAGCTGGACCTGCAACATCTGCTCTTCGATATCCAAGACGTGCGCGAACGCATCCGTGGCGCGTTCTACGCCGATCTCTTCCTCATGCTGGCCTCAACCGTTCCAGGCCGCATGACGGCGACTGAGGTGGCCGAGCGGCACGAAGAGAAGCTTCTCATGCTAGGCCCTGTGCTTGAGCGCCTGCACAATGAGCTACTCAAGCCCTTGATCGACGAAACCTTTACCCGCATGGTGCAGGCCGATCTTATTCCGCCGCCGCCTGAAGCGTTGCAGGGCGTGGAGTTGGACGTAGAGTTCGTCAGCATGCTCGCCCAAGCGCAGCGGGCGATCGGCGTCAATGGCGTGGATCGCTTTGTCGGCGCTCTTGGCGCGGTGGCTCAAATGCGCCCTGAGGTGATCGACAAGATTGACGTGGACAAGTGGGCTGACAGCTATAGCGACATGCTTGGCGTCGATCCTGACATTATCGTCGCATCCGAGAACGTGGCCATCATCCGCCAGCAACGCGCCCAGGCCCAAGCCCAAGCTCAACAGATGCAGGCCGCGCAGATGCAGGCCGATGCAGCCGCCAAGCTTGGCACGGTCAAGACCGATGAGAAGAACGCCGCTACCGATCTCATCAACCTTTTTAGCGGCTATGGAGGAACCTGACATGCCTGGAATGAAACCCTACGGAGCCAAGCCCGCCGGCAAAGGCGGAAGAATGACACCCCCGCGCACGCCTCGTCGCCCCGCGCCATCTCGCAAAGGAAAGTAAGCCATGGGTGCGCCCGTCGTTTCACAAGCGCTTGAGACGCTCACAGCCACGATCGAAAACGGCGGCAGTTTGTCCGGCGCTGTGGATCTTGGCGGGCGCAAGCTCGTGGCGATCGACATGCCGTCGTCGTGGACGGCCGCGTCGTTGACCTTCCAGGCCAGCGTGGATGGCGTCACCTATGACGACCTGTACGATGGCGCGACTGAACGTGCGTTAACAGTCGCCGCTTCTCGCTACTTGGCGCAAGCCATTGGCGATTGGGTAGGCGTGCGGTTCCTGCGCATTCGCTCTGGCACAGCCGGTTCGCCGGTTAACCAAGGCGGCGCGCGTGTCATTACCTTGGTCGTGCAGCCGTGAGCATTCTGGCGCTTTGGCTTAAGCGAGGCTTTATTGGGGAACGGGCAAGCCCTGGCGGGTCCGTGGCCGAAGAAATTGTAGCGCGTACTGGCGTGGTAATTGTAGCCCGTGATGGCTCAACGATTGTGGGGCGTGACCTATGAGCACTATGCCAATCTATGCCCTTGTCGATACGTGGAACGCCTCCGGCACGACCTTCACCGGCATAGGCTTGAACGTCACCGACACCGCCTCCGCAGCGGGCAGCCTGCTGCTGGATTTGCAGGTGGGGGGAACGAGTCAGTTTAAGGTGAGCAAAGGCGGCGCTGTAACTGCGCTGGGCCGCGCTACCATCGACACCCTTACCATCGGCCTTGGCGGCCAGACGGCTGTGGCGAGCAATACCGCACTTGGCTTTGAGGCGTTAAACAGCGCCAGCCTCACGGGCATACGAAACACAAGCGTTGGATATCAGGCGCTGCGAGCAGTAACGACAGGCACGCCAAACACAGCCGTGGGCGCTTATGCCTTGACGGTTGCTACAACAGCGCAAAATTGCACAGCCGTGGGAAGCGAGGCCCTTTATAACTGCACGACGGCAAACGGAAATACAGCAGTTGGAAAAGATGCTTTACAAGGCACTACGACTGGCGCGCTTAATACAGCGATAGGTTTTCAGGCCGCAAGAGAAAACACAGGCGGCGAGCACAATGTCGCTATTGGGTTTGACGCACTGCGCCGGTTTAACGCAAGTTACAACACAGCGGTGGGTTACAGGGCTTTACGTGGCGGTGACGCCACTACTGCCAACAACACCGGGACAAACAATATCGGCATCGGGTATCAGGCCGGGGATGCGATCACCACGGGCTCGACCAATATCGTAATTGGCTACGACATCGACGTGGACAGCGCCACAAGCAGCAATCAGATCAACATTGGGGACAGGTTCTTCCACGACCGCATCCGCCTTCTGGAGCGTACTAGCGACCCCGCCAAGCCCGCTGAAGGCAATATGATTGTCTGGTTGTCTGACGGCACCGGGCTTGGCGATGACGGCGACGTCATCATTTCATCGACCGCAGGCGGCGTAACTAACTACGCCGTCCTCTTTGACCACAGCGCAGGGACACTCTGGCCATGATCCCAACACCTGAAAAGATCGCACGCCACTACAGCGCCATGCTGGACAGCGTCACGCTGATCAACAGCCTCGTGCCAACCACGGACGCGGATGATCTCGACACGCTCGACCGCAATGTCCGTCACCTAGAGCACATGCTGCTCAATGACTGGTGGGCAGGCTATGACCTTGCACTGATCAACGCAGCAATCACGGCAGGCAAACAATGACCCTCGACCTCACCCCCGCCCAATTCCAGGTGCTCGCTGGCCTGCTTGACGCAGCGATCAAAACCCTCGGCATCCGCGCGATGGAGGATGACGTCGTCAGCCTAATGCAAGCGGTCAAAGCGGCGGCGCAAGCGCAACCCCAGCAGATGGACGAAGCGGCATGAGCAAAGCGCTTGAAAACGTAAAAATCCTTAGCGCTATTGCAAAATATGTGTACGTTACTGAATATGGCGCTGTTGGTGACGGCGTTACGGACGATGGGCCAGCATGTCGTGCGGCGGTTGCTGCGGCGGTTGCCGCGGGCGGCGGCACGGTTTACTTTCCGCCTGGCAAATATCGCCTTGTGAAAGACCCGCTCGACACCACAGGTAATTCCTGTTTGACATTGCCCGGCGGCGTTAACCTCGTCGGCGATGGCTATGCGGGTTCTAATCCGATTGCCACGTCAGCGCCATCAATTGGCACGACGCTTGTCCCAGGCGGCGCGTCAACTACGCTTATCCGCATCACTGGTATGTATAACAGCGTGTCTAATATGACGCTGTTCAATGAAGCGGCGCACGCATCTACAAGCGCAATCCGGCTTGCGCCCCAAGATGAAGTACAAACATCTACCAGATCAGATACAAGCTTCAACAGCTTTAATGAGCTTTACGTCAACAACTTTGATGAAGGCGCCGTTCTCCGTCCGGGGCCGACCGTAAGTGGCGCTGACTCGTATTGTTATTACAATACGTTTAGAAATATGGTGTTCTTTAATTGCCGCATTGGTCTGTGGCTAAAAGAGCCGCCAACTCAACCGGGCAGCGGCCCAAATCGCAATACGTTCATCTCCATGCGGTTTGGCGGAAACTCTATTGGTAACGTAGGCGTTTATATAGAGGCAGGGGACACGAACAAATTTATTGCGTGTTCGTTTGAAGGTTTGCAGTACGGAGTTAGCCCTCAAAACCCGCCGACCGCCATTTACATTGCGTACAATTCCGCGACGTTTGCCGCGTCTGACAATATGTTTTTTGGGACGATTGTAGAAGCTTGTACGCGCGCAGTTACAAATGTAAACGATAGACTTGAGTTCCACGGTGCTTTATTTTTTCCTATTACGACACACGAATTGGCCGTTTCGTCGGTAACAGGATTTGCGGTTGGTCAAGCTGTCACTGCAACCAATATGTCAGCAGGCACAGTGACATTTGTTGCAACCTCACCTAACCGCGTGGGGGTAAAACGCACGGGCGGCAGCGGCGTGATTAGCGGCACGCTTTCGAACGGAACAAACACTGCAACGATAACAAGCGCAACCGTTGAAACTGGTGTGGTCAATGTGTCGCCCACCGGGGCCTTATCGTTGCTCACGGACCCGCGAACGGGCGCGCAAGTAAAAGCGGTTGGCACAAATCGCGCACCAACAGTCGCAGGCGATTTTTATTCGCCTGCATCGGACATTGTTGTCAAAGCAAGTACGGAAACAGGAGGGGTTCCTGAATTTCGGATTGATACCGGGACCGCTTATGGCCTGTATAGCTTTTATTCTTCCGGGGCTAAGCAGTGGTCTATTGGCGCCCAAGCTACTGGCGTCGGGAATATAAGCTTTTTCAACTCTTCGGACACTGTTCTGTGTCAGATACGGCAGAACGGTGAGCTACGGCCTGGGGCAAATAACAGTTACGACATTGGTTCGTCCGGCAATGTGTGGGCAAGCACTTACTCAACTAATTTTCGCCCCGGCGACGGGTCGCCAATTTGGACTTCTGGCGCGGGCTCGCCTGAAGGGGCCGTGGCCGCGCCAGTCGGCTCTTTGTTTACGCGCACAAATGGCGGCGCAGGCACGACGCTTTACGTCAAAGAAAGCGGCAGTGGAAACACAGGCTGGGTGGCAAAGTAAGGAAAGACCATGCCCTTTAAACGCGGCTCATCGAGCAAGACCATCAGCTTAAGCTAAGGATGAACCGGAATAATGACCAACGTCATCGACGCCCCCATTGTCACCCGCCTATCGCTTAACCCAGAGCGCGTGCTGGAAGCCGCCCTTGGCAAGCTGAGCGATGTGGTCATCATTGGCTACACGCATGATGGCGAAGAGTACTTCGCATCGTCCGAAGCCAACGGCGCGGAAGTGGTGTGGCTGTTGGAGCGGGCTAAGCTTCAGCTTTTGCGCATGGGGGACGGCGACAATGCCTCTTAAGCGCGGCTCATCCAAGGCGACGGTAAGCGCTAACATCCGCACCGAAATGGCGGCGGGCAAACCGCAAAAGCAGGCGGTGGCGATTGCTTTGTCCAAGGCTGGAAAGAGTAAACCGAAAACAAAGCGTTAACACAAATGACCGACTTCGACCCCTTCGACATCCAAAGCGCCCAGGCCCGCGACAATGATCGCCGGCACGCGGCGGCTATGGAGCGTCGCGCGGAGGCTGAAGATTGGTCCTGGCTCCTCGCCAGCAAGCGAGGCCGGCGCATTGTAAAGGAGCTTCTCGACGTGTCTGGCGTGGCGAGATCGAGCTTCACCGGGTCCAGCGAGACCTTCTATCGCGAAGGCCAGCGCGCCATTGGGCTGCATATCTTGCGCCAAGCCTGGACCTACGCGCGCGAAGAAGTGCCAAACCTACTGAGGGCTGACGATGAGTAACGAAACGACACCAGAGACGTTGATGACCGCCGCAGAGATCACCGCAGGCGAGCCATCTACGACGGCCAGCGCCACCGATGCATCGGTGACTGGCGACCAGCAGCCGGAGACCGGCAGTAGCACACCGCCCGCGGAAGACCAGCCCGCGACCAGTGGTGAAGAGATTGACTATGCTTTCACCTTTGAAGAGGACGTCGATGTTGACGCAACCTCCCTCGAAGACCTGAAGGCCCTAGCCAAGGATCTTAAGCTACCGATCGATCAGGCGCAGAAGATTGCCGATCTTGGCCAGAAGCAGGCCCAGCGCTGGCTTCAGGCCCAAGAGCAAGCGATCCAAGACGCCACGGCCCAGTGGGTTGAACAGGTCAAGACCGACAAGGAGCTTGGTGGAGAGGCGCTTAACGCCAATCTGGCCACGGCCAAGACGGCCTTGACCCGCTTCGGATCTCCTGAGCTGACAAAGCTGTTGGACGAAAGCCGCCTCGGCAATCACCCGGAGGTTATCCGGTTCTTTCACCGCGTCGGCAAGGCCATCGGAGATGATAGCCTAGTGCCTGGAGGCAGGACGACCAATCGCCCCGCTAACCCGGCGCAGCGTCTCTACGACAACTCTAACCTCTCATAACGTAATGATGTAAGGATACAGCCCCATGGCAACCCTTTCGACGATCCACCCCACGCTGATGGACGTGGCCAAGCGCCTCGATCCGGACGGCAAAATTGACACTATCGTTGAGATCCTCGCGGAGACCAACGAAATCCTCGAAGACATGGTCTGGATGGAAGGCAACCTGCCGACCGGCCACCGCACCACGATCCGTTCAGGCCTTCCGGCCCCGACCTGGCGCAAGCTCTACGGCGGCGTGCAGCCGACGAAGTCCCGCACCGTGCAGGTCACGGACACTTGCGGGATGCTCGAAGCTTACGCCGAAGTGGACAAGGCCCTTGCCGACCTTAACGGCAACACGGCTGCGTTCCGCCTGTCTGAGGATCGCGCCCACATCGAAGGCATGAACCAAGAGTTTGCGTCTTCGTTGTTTTACGCCAGCGAGGCCACCGCGCCTGAGGAGATCACGGGCTTTGCCCCGCGCTTCAATCTCAGCACGGCTGAGAACGGCGAGAACATCATTCGCCAAAGCAATGCCCAACCGGACGGCACTGACAACGCATCGATTTGGCTGATTTGCTGGGGTGAGAACACCTGCCACGGCATCTATCCCAAGGCGTCTATCGGCGGCTTGCAGATGACCGACAAGGGGCAAGTGACCATCGAAAACATCGACGGTTCCGGCGGGCGCATGGAAGCTTACCGGACCCACTATCGCTGGGATTGCGGTTTGTCTGTCCGTGATTGGCGCTACGTGGTTCGCATCCAGTACAACAGCGAAGACCTCGTTGGCGATGCAGCCTCGGGCCCCGATCTCTTGGACCTTATGACCCAAGCGCTCGATGTGCCGCCCTCGTTGACCCTCGGTCGCCCGGCGTTCTACATGAACCGTCGCGCCCGCTCCTTCCTGCGTCGCCAGATGCTGGAGAAAGTCGCAGGCTCAACCCTGACGATGGAGCAGATCGGCGGCAAGCTTGTGCTGGCCTTCGCGGGCATCCCTGTGCGTCGCTGCGACGCCCTTCTCAACACTGAAACCGGCGTCGCCTAAAGCGAACGGGCAGGAGACATTCCTATGATTATGGACGAAAGACTTGAGTTCGCCGACAACGTGTCCGTGGCGGCTACCGCTGGCACGGCGCTGATCGGCGATGTGATCGACCTCGGAGCCACGACCCAAGACATCGGCAATGGAGAACCGTTGTTTCTGGTCATTAAGACTGGCGCGACGGAAATCATCACGGGCGGTTCCGCTGGTACGGTCAAGTTCCAGCTCGCCTCTGACGCGCAAGCGGCGATCGCTACGGACGGAACGGCCACGGTTCACTTTGACACGGGCACGATCGTCACTGACGACGCAGCAGCGAACAGCGCATTGCTGAACGCGGGTGCGACGATTGCCATGGTTGCTCTCCCTCTGGGAACCTACGAGCGTTACCTTGGCGTCCTTTGCGTCACGGCGACGACCACGACCACGGCGGGCACGATCGACGCCTTCTTGACGAAAGATCCGTCGAAGTGGGTGGCCACGGCTAACGCGCCTGGCGCAAGCATCAATCTCTAACTGACGGAGGGTACAGATGAAGATCGTGAAGGCGACAGCTTTAGGCTTTTACAAAGGGTCAAGGGTGCGTCCCGGCACGGTTTTCTCTGTGCCTGACAACATGGCCGGCAGTTGGTTCGAGCTTGTGGAACGGAGAGGGCCCGAGCCCGAACCGGAGCCCGCAGCCGAACCAGCAGCCGAACCAGCCCCCCGCCGCATCAAGCGTTTAGACTTGTGATAGGACGCCGCCATGGCCAGCGTGATTGATATCTGCAACCTCGCTCTGAGCCATATTGGTGACCGAGCCAACATCAACAGCATCAGCCCGCCTGAGGGATCGATCCAGGCCGAGCATTGCGCCCGGTTTTACCCTTTGGCTTTGGATACGTTGTTGCGCATGCACCCGTGGACCTTTGCCACGCGGCGCTTGCTTCTGGCTGATGCGTCGCTAGTCGTCCCGCCGGCGCATCCATGGCAATATAGCTACGCCATTCCGTCTGATCTTGTGACGGTCATCGGCATTTACTCCGGCGCGCGGCAGTTCGACGAAGACGCGCACGAATATGAGTTTGAGATTGGCAACGACGCCAACCGTACGCGCGTGATCTTCACGAACTGCGATGAAGCCACCATGCGCTACGTCTCAGACGTAACCGACAGCGCGCGCTTTCCCGCTTGGTTCGTGCAGGCTCTGAGCTGGATCTTGGCCAGCCACCTTGCAGGGCCCATCATCAAAGGCGAGCAGGGCGTCCGCACAGCCCAAGCCGCCTTGCAAACCGGCTTATCCTACGCGGTTAAGGCGGCGGCCAATGATGCGAACGAGCGCCGCCGCAGTCCTGTGCGCAACGACACACGCCACACTGCTCCATGGCTGGCCAACCGCGCGCTCATCTGGCCCTACAACGACGAGCCTTACAGCCCATGAGTAACAAGACCTACACACGGTCATTCAACGGCGGCATCGTCAGCCCGGAGATGTACGGGCGGCTGGATGACGTTAAGAACAACACCGGCCTTGCCGTGTGTCGAAACTTTGTCGTGACCCCGCAAGGGCCAGTAGTCAATCGCCCTGGCACGCAATTTGTGCGCGAGGTTAAGACCAGCGCCAAGGCAACCCGCCTGATTCCGTTTCGTTACAGCGCGACCCAAACTGTCGTCATCGAAGCGGGAAACGCCTATTTCCGCTTTCACAGCTTTGGCGCAACGCTGCTTACCCCGACGACTGGCGTTAGTGCGTGGGATGTGGCAACGGCCTATGTCGCCGGCGATCTTGTCACCCGCAGCGGCTCGACGTGGTACGCTGTCGCAGGCTCGACAGGCTCAGATCCCGCGACCCCTGCAAACCAATATGGCGCAACGCCCGTCATTACCGCCACATGGGTGCAGGACGTAGGGCCAGTCTCAACCCCGCCAGCAGGCTACACTAACAGCGGCTCGACCCTGCCAACACAGGTTGTGATTGGCCAGAAGCTTTACATCAGCGAGATCACCTACACTTATCAGCCGCCGTCATTTTACAACGAGTGGCTGTACATCGATCTCGAACCCATCGAGACGGTTGTTTACTACGGCTACACCGGCACGGCCAACACCAGCCCCACAGGGCAATGGTATCAAATGCCGACGGTTTATGAGATTCCGTCGCCCTACGCCGAGCAAGACCTGTTTGACCTGCACTACATCCAAAGCGGCGACATCATTACCATCGTGCATCCCAACTATGCCCCGCGCGAGCTGAAGCGATTGGGCGCGACAAAGTATGTTTTGAGCACGGTCACCTTCGGCTCAACCCTGGCCGCGCCAACGATCTCCAGCGTGACGCCGACCTTAGGAACGTCGCCGTCTCTTGCCCAGACCTACAGCTACGTGGCCACGCGGGTGAGCGACAATCAGCTTGACGAAAGCGTGGCCAGCGCGGCTGTGACAGCCAGCAACCAGTTGTTTGACACAGGCGCAATTAACACGATTAACTTTGCCACCAGCGCACGGCGCAACGTGTACCGCGAGAGCGGCGGGCTCTATGGCTTCATCGGTCAATCCACCGGCACAAGCCTAGTGGACGACAACATTGCGCCAGACACAAGCCGCACGCCGCCGCTCAACCAGAACCCGTTCGCGTCCGACTTCCCCGGCGCTGTGTGCTATTACGAACAACGCCGCGTCTTTGCCGGAACGCCGCTCTTCCCGCAAACCTTCTGGATGACCAAGGCCGGGACTGAGAGCAACCTAGACTACAGCATCCCGGTCAAGGACGATGACGCCATCAGCGTCAAGATCGCTGCGCGCGAGGCCAACACGATCCAGCATGCGGTTGTGATCGGCGATCTTCTGTTGCTCACCGAAAGCGCGGAATGGCGCGTTGCCAGCGTTGGCGATCTTCTGACCCCAAGCACGATCACGATCCGCCCGCAGAGCTATATCGGCGCAAGCAATGTGCAGCCTGTCACGGCCAACACTGTGGCCATCTACGCCGCCGCGCGAGGCGGGCACATGCGCGCCATTGGTTTTGACAACGACATTCAAAGCTACATCTCAGTAGACCTGTCCCTGCGTGCGGCGCACCTGTTTGATTACAAGACAATCAAAGACATGGCTTACGCCAAAGGGCCAACCCCGATCGTCTGGGCCGTCTCAAGTGACGGGCGCTTGCTGGGCATGACGTACGTTCCCGAGCAACAGGTTTACGCCTGGCACTATCACGACACCCAGGACGGCGTTTTTGAAAGCGTGGCTGTCGTCAGCGAGGGCAATGACGACATTCTCTATGCCATCGTAAAACGCACGATTGGCACAAGCACCAAGCGCTACGTCGAACGCCTTGCCAGCCGCTACTTCCCTGACCTGAAGGACTTCATTGGGTCTGATTGCAGCTTGACCTACTCAGGCTCGCCGGCCACCACGATCAGCGGCCTTGGCCACCTTGAAGGCAAGACGGTCACCGTGCTCGCCGATGGCGCAGTCTTGACTTCCCGCGTGGTCACAAGCGGGCAGATCACCCTCGACAAGGCCGCCAGCCTTGTGCATGTGGGCTTGCCCGTTGTGTGCGACTTGCAGACGCTCCCGCTCGCCATCGAAGCTGAAGCCTTGGCCCAAGGCACAAAGAAGAACATCAGCAGGGTCATGCTGCGGGTGTACAAAAGCAGCGGCATCTTTATTGGTCCGACGACGGATGAGCTTAAAGAAGCCAAGATCCGCACCAGCGAGCCCTACGGTTCGCCGCCGAACCTTTTCACCGGCGAAATTGAGGTTGAGATCCCGCCCGCTTGGACCGATGACGGGCAGATCATTGTGCGCCAGGCCGCGCCTGTGCCATTGACGATTGTGTCAATGACGACCACCCTGCAATTCGGAGGCTGACGTGGGAACCGCTGCTCTAGCATTGCAGGCCGGGTCAGCCGTTACGGGCGGCATTGGCTCTTACTACGCCGCCCAAGGCCAGCGCACGGCGCTTAGAAGCCAGGCCCGCATTGCTGAGATCAACGCGCGCATCAGCGAAGGCCAAGCCCGCGACGCCATGTTGCAAGGCCAGATGCAGCAACAGGCCATCCGCGAGCGCGCGGGGCAGATCAGAGGCCAGCAGCGTGTAGCGCTTGGCGCTAACATGATCGACCCGACTTCAGAGACGGCGATCGCCCTGCAAACCTCAAGCGACTATCTCGCCGAGCGTGATGTCAACATGGCCGAAGCCAACGCCTTGCGCCAAGCATGGGGCTATCGCATGGAAGCCACCGGCCAGCGCAATCAAGCCATGATGGCGCGAGCGACAGCCAAAGGTATCAGCCCATTGCTGGCTGGCGCAACGTCGCTTTTGACAGGCGCTGCGCAAACGGGGATGACCTACACCAGCCTGAAGCAAGCGGGCTATGAATTCCCTGACTGGATGCGAAGAGGGCCACGAGACTAATGCCGCGCGTCCCAACATACGAGAGCCAGATCCTGCAACCGACGATCCGCCAGGGCGAGGCCCGGCAGGTTATCACGTCGGAACAAGCCACCCTGCCTGGCCGCCAAATGCAAGAGGTTGGCGAGGCCATGGGGCGCGTTGGGAGCGCGCTGGGTCAGTATGTTTTGCAGCGGCAGAATGACCTTAACGAGGCTCAAGCCATTGACGCCTTCAATCAAGCCGAGCGCATTACGCAAGAGCGCGTTAACGAATACAGGGCCCTGTCTAGCTTGAACGCCATACGTGACTCACGCTTTGGCGAGGAAGGGCCAATCTCTTATTACACAAGCGAACTGTCTCGCGCTTACAGCGACATCACCGGCGGCCTTAACGCCAACGTCCAAGAACGCCTTCGTCCAAGGCTTTTTGCCCTGCAAACGCAGGCAAGCGATCAGCTTAACAGGCACTTCAACGCTCAAAGCACAGCGTTTGAAACAGAGACCTATGAGACATCTAGGGCGCAAGCGCAACAAGCTATGATTGCCAGCCCGGATAATCCAGAACTTGTCTTTGACAGCATGACACGCATTGTTGAAGCAGAGGCGCGTCTTGGCCAAATGCAGGGCCAAGACCCAGAAACAATTAGCCTAAACACGCGCAACGCTATCAGCGAAACTATTGCCACCACGCACGCTGGCCTTTTGGATAGCAACAACATCCCCGCTGCAGAACGGTTCTTAGAGCAGTATCAGAGTCAGTTTCAGCCCGATGCTTTGGTGGAGGCGCGAAGCACCCAACGACAAGCGGGCGCGGTGTTCTATGGACGCCAAATTGCAGATCAGATCTTACGCGACATTCCCGTTACTCGTGATGATAACAGGGCGCGAGATCGAGATGCGGCAGCGCTGGCTGCGGCCACGATTGATGGCGTAGTGGATGAAGACCGTTTGGACGCGGCGCGGACCTTGCTTAACCGCGCCGTTAGCGCCGCTGAAAGCGACATCGCCGCAAACGATGTGCGGCTGCAAGATGAGCTAATCGCTTTGGCCACTACTAACCCCGCAGAAGCGCTTAGGCGCTTGCCTACGTCCGGCCTTCCTGTCAGCACGCAAGAGTATATTCGCTCGCAAGCAAGGCGCACAACGGGCGAAGCGGCGCAACCAAGTCGAGAGCAATATGACGCCTATCTGAATTTTGTTGAAAGCATTCCTGACCTGACGACGGTGACGCCGCAACAGCTTAACGAGTTGCGATCTCAGATTGGCGAAACGTGGTATGGCTATTTGCGAGAAGACATAACAGAAGCTGTTCGGATTAGGCGGCTTGGCGAAAGCGCAACCATTAGAGCCGCCGACCGCGACTCTTTGATGACCACTCTTGACATTGATCCAGACGACAGAGCCGCTTTTGAAGTGCGCGCTAGGCAGCTGATTGGCGTGGAGCAAGCGCGTCTTGGCCGCGAATTGACCGACGCAGAAAAGCGCGCCGCTGTGTTGAGCGGTTTTGGCACAAACCCCACGGTCACTGTCGGGCCTACAAATTTGTTTGGCGGCGGACAAAGAAGACAGCTGGGCTTGCTGTCTGAAGAGGAAAGGGCGCAAGTTGTTGTTCCCGCTAGAGAAAGAGGAAGGATTATAACCGAAATAGAGGAAGCTGGCGGAACTGCAACAGAAGCAACTATTAGAGCGGTTTACATTGAAGAACTGCGAAGAGGGGTTCAGGCGCGGTTTGCACCGGAGGCCGATTGATGGATGACGAAGAACTTTTTTCGTTAATTTTTCCAGACACGCCTCGCCGACCCGGCGCGCCAAGGCCAGCGGGAGCGCCACGTTCTGCTTTCAACGACGAGCAACGCGCTTACCTTGGCGGAGCCACGCCATCTCTTCGGATGAGCAGCACCATTGCGCGGGCCAACGCGGCACGTTTTGCCATTGGCGATTTTCAGCCAGATGAAGAAGCAGAGGTGCGGCAATGGGCCGATCGAGAGGGGGTCGCCCGCGAAGTTGCCCGCGCTTTGCCGCGTGAGGAACGGCAGACGCAAGCCACCGTCAACGCCATGAGCGGACGGGACGCCTTGATTAACCCAATGGCGGACGAAAATCGCGCGCGCATAATAGCAGACGACATCCAGGCCCTTAGAAGGGTGGATCAAAATTTTGATGATGTACGGCCTTCGCGGATCATGTTTGGCGGGCTTGCTCCTGAAGCGGTTCCGCTTGAGCAAGCGTCCGGTCAATTCTTTGGCGGCTTCGCCATGGGCTGGTATCGTCAAGCAATTAGCCAAGAGATGGCGCAAATTGGCGCTCCTCT